TGATAGAGTTTGTAGATGCCGCTGTAATACGTCCCTGAGCGTCTACAGTGATCGCTGGAATGGCTGTGGCAGAACCATAGCTACCAGCAGTTACAGACGTGTTATCAAGCTTATCAGCAGTCACTGCGTCATCAGCTATCTTTGCTGTAGTTACTGCACCAGATGCGATTGTTAAAGATGTAGCACCTGTAACGTCGCCTGTGTGAGTAGCGTTGGTTGTTTTAGCCGTGTTAGCTGCTATCTCTGTATTAATAGAGTTTGCAAGTTTATCTGCTGTAACTGCATCATCTAATATTTTTGCTGTTGTAACTGCACCGTTAGCAATAGTTGCTGTTGTAACTGCCCCTGCACTAGGAGTATTTATATTTACTGTTGACCCGATCGTGACGATGAAGAAATCAGCACCACTAGAAGGAGCGGAAGCAAATAAAATATCCCCGCCGTCAAGAGCAAAGCCTTCGCTGGGTTGGCTGGTTCCTGTGTTAGGTTTCTGAATGACTCCATTGATGCTAACAAGCATTTGCTGTGCAAAAGTGCCTGCGTTGCTAAGTGTAAATCTATAAGCTGATCCATTGAATGTTGCACTTCCTCCACCAGTTCCTGATGAACTAGATAGTGTATTTATAAAAAACTGTCCTACTGACTGTACTTCTTCCCAAGCCGCAGTCGATCCATTATATACAAGAAGTTTACCTGTGCCAGTATTAAAGAATAAATCACCAGCGTCGTTATTACTTGTAGGGTTCGACGAACCAACTCTATATCTTTCGTTGAAATCATTGATGTCTCCACTAAGACTAACTAGGTCACTTTCTGGTAGTGTAGCTTTGTGGTAGTTATATATCTGACCAGAGCCAGTTGACGTTACAATAAAACGTATACCTGTAGCTATAGTAGAACTATGAAAATTAGACGGTATGTTGTTTATTGTAACAGTTGTACCGCCTACAGTTCTACCTGTTGTGCTTACACCACTACTGTTTACAACTATGCCAGCTGCGTCTGCTATAGAGATAGCAACACCAGATACTGGTTGTGTGTTAGGAAAGGACACCTCGTTAGCTATAGCTTCAAAACCACCAAAGGGTTCTAGCTGTGCAGCTACATAGTCAACTATAGCACCAGAGGTTGGAAACTTAGTGTCATCGTCTGTAATTGTAGTCTGCTTTGCCATACCATCAATCTGGTTGAGGTCGGCTATATCTGCTGTAAGAGCTGTGCTGTCAGCAAGTTTTGATGCTGTAGCTGACTGCATGCCTGCAAGTACTTTAAGTTCTGCATCGGCAATCTTAGATGTAGTCACAGCGTCAGCTGCTATCTTAGCTGTCGTAACTGCACTACCAGCAATCTTAGCAGTTGTAACATTTTCATCTACAATTTTACTTGCAGTAATACATGAAGAATCTAAGTCATCTCCACCTATAGTTCCGTTAACTATGTTAGTACTATTAACTGTTATATCAGATGGTAATGCACCACTGCCCAGCTTTGCCATAGTAACTGCGTTATCAGCTATGTCAGCTGTTGCTATTGTAAGATCTGTAATGTTAGCACTTGCTACAGTTATATCTGTAGGTAGTGTACCTCCAGCTAACTTTGCCATTGTTACAGCGTTGTCAGCTATCTTAGCTGTTGTTACTGAGTCGCTAGCTAGATCGACTGCTGCTATAGTACCATCAAGTATTTTAGCACTTGTTACAGCACCGTCTTTTATATCGCTTGTTTGTACTGTTTGGTTTTGCTCTTCTTGTGCAGCAAACAGTAACTGCTCATGGTTGGCGTTTAGGTCAGCTGCCTTGACTGATGACCCTGCCGTATATGTAGCCTTTGCACTATCTACATCTGTATCACGAAAGATACGTATAGAAGCTGGGCTAGCTGGTATATTGCCTGATGTAAATACTACATTACCACCACCTGTAGTTGTGTAGCTTGTTATATTGTAGTGTGTGCCCGATGATTTTACGACACCATCAACTTCTACTTTTACGTCAGACTCTTGTATAGAAGGGAAAGAAAACGACTTAGTAGCGTTCCCATCCCCAGTGTAATCTATGAATGTTGTTGCCATTTATTTATATATGTTGAGGATGTTTGCGGTTGTAGTTCGTTTAGTTACCTGTGCAATTTTTTCTAGACGTTGTTTCTCAACTACCTCTGCAATCTTAGGATCGTCTTTAATAGATGCCCATGCTCTTGCTTTTGCTTGTTTAAATAATCTATCAATTATTCTATTATGATAATAGTCTCTAGCATTAAACTGAGCACGTCTGCCTGCACGTATATCAGAGTACATCTGTTCCATAGATGCTATCATTCTTTTATCTTTAGCAAACTTATTAAGTTCTAGCTCTAAGTTAAGAGAACCAAGTGCTCGTTGAAACTGTGATCTAATATAAGGATGGTCTGTCAAGTTTGTACTGTCAGGTGCATAATATGTAGAGGTACGTAAATCGTAACCGCTATCAAATAAAAACTCTCTACCGGGGCTTTGATCTAAGTTAAGACTTACTGGACTTACAGCATTGTATAGTCTTGTCATAAAGTCCCAATCTTTTAGTGGTCTACCATTTAGCATATCATACTTAATAGGTAGCTGACTATATGCAAGGTTTTCTGTAATTAAGTTTCTGTTACGTATAGACTGGAATACGCCTGAGTTTATCTCACGCATGTATGGTGTAAATAATTTACCTAAGTCATTACGTATACCAGCTAATGGTACTTGGTTGTTAATTAGTCCTGATACAATACGACCAGTCTGGCCGGGTCTACCAGCAAATAAATCAACAAAGGACTGTATGCCAGCTAGATACGACTTACTTGTGATAGCTTGTGCTACTACAAGAGATATTTTACCTAGTTCGTTTTCTGTCCACTCTTCACCCATAAGCTCACTTGCGTCACCTATATCAGCTATTGTAGACATAATAAGGTTAAATGGTTCAAACTGGTCGTAACCAACTCGTACAGCACCTAGCTTGATTGTTCTAGGTTCCCACTTACCATCTATCCATAGCTGCCTTTTTTGTCTGTCAACTGGGCCGTTACCATTAAGATCACCACGCATCCACGCTTGTACAGCCATAAAAACAACGCCAGAACCTATTGCTAATCGACCTGTTTGTAAAGCACGTGCGTTAGCAAGTTCTTCAGCAGTAAATATACCGTACTTGTTTACGCTAGCTAGATCATTAGGATTAGCAAAAGCAATATCGTTGAACTCTTTGACTAAGAAGTTAAAACCGGGTGTATACTTACCTGTAAGTGCAAGTCCATTGACACCAGTTCTAGCAAACAAAAAGAATGGTTTAGCTAGAGGTGCAGCACTAAATACATCGTTAAGACCTTTTGCAAAGCCTGTAAGCTCCTGTGTTAGCGTGACTTCTCTACGTGCAAACTTGGTGGCTTCGTCAATAATGTTACCCTGTGCATCAAACACCTGTGAGTAAAAGTCATCTTCGTATGCTCGCATCAAGTCTTTTGTTATCTTAGGTGTCTTGTAACCATTATCTTGTAACTCAAGGGCTCTACGCATAGCTTTTTCACGCATCTTAGCACGGCCAAGTATGTAACCAAAAGCGTCGTCAGTCGCAGCCATTAGTTTTGTAGAGTAAGTCAAAAAATTAGTGTTGTTCATTTGACGTGCCGTATTAGCTATACGAAACGCTGCTACTTCTCCGGGTGTAGCTCTACCACTATCTTCTGCCCAACGACGTAATATCTCCCAGTTATCATCAGCTGCTGTAAATTCTGTAAAACGTGTTTTTATTGATTTAATATCACCTTTCCAGTATGAATTTAGTTTACTTCTAAATAAAGTAAATGACTCTGGTACAGCTTCTATCATTCCGTTTACTGCTGCAAGACTAGATCTTACATCAGCTACATTACCGTCAAAAGGCAGTCTTAGTATTGCACCTAAACTCTGTGCTAATGGACGTAAAAATGTTGCAGTAGATGTACCCATTATAGCTCTAGCTGGTGTTTTAGGGCCAGATAGTATGCTGTGCATCATCACTCCCTCTAACTCACGTATCATAGCACCAGTACGATTTATACCACCTTCTGTTAGTTGACCACCAAGAATAGTTTTTCTTGCCCAGTTGTCAAAGTCATCTAGTGAGTTAACACTATCCATCATAGAAAATGCTTCGTACAAAGCGTTGAGTAGGTTGTCATCTTTTTCACCTTTAGCAATTTTAAGTATAGACATAATAGATTCTTTACTATCTTGCACGGCTTGGGTTGTTGCCTCTTCTACAGTCTTTTTACTTTTCTTGCCAAGGCCAAGCTCTCTAAATGAGTCTGACTTTACAAACCTAGCTTTCTTTGTTTGGTACAATGCAGTAAGCATAGTATCAATAAGTTGTTTAGCTGGGCCATCTATATCCTGTATATCTACAAGATCCTGTATTTCTCTACCAGCAACACCTAAGTCGTTTACTTGTTTAAGAAGTGAGCCTACTACGAGGTCAGCAATTACTACGTTCTTAGATGTCCATACTTCTATGCCATCAATTATGTCAGGATTAGATTCTAGCAACTCTTTCAAATATTCGTTGGCAGACATATCTGCTGCATTTCTGCCTTGAGTTATACGTTGATGCCCTTCGATGGCTTCTTTAAATTTTGCTACCAAAGCTTTTCTATCACCCTTTGCTGCATCTAGCTCTCTTGCAAATTTTTCTGTACTCATCAAGCTCTTCATAATACGTTCGACCTGAGCGTCGTCTGTACCGCTTTCTAAGGCTATTCTTTCTCGTTCTACGGGTGTTGTAACAGAACCAGTTGAACCCTCTTCTGAGCCCCATTGAGTACGTGTTTTTGATAGCTGCTCTCTAGCTGTTTGTGGATCTACTTCTGATATGTGTGCTCCTTGGTGTGGTTGAGATATAGGTGCATTTTTATCTGCTCTAAACTCTGTTTCACCTTTACGAAGCTGTGCTAAACCAGCTTGTACTGTTTGATTTTCTAAACTTTTGTTACGTTTAGTTATCTGTTCTATAGCTTTGTCACCACCTTTTTTCAGTGTATATGCAAACCCATCGAAGACTAGACCTATGCCCATACCTTCGACAATATTCTTGAGTTTCATAACAACTGGGTGGTCAGTGTCTTTGGTAGATATAGGTGTATCTATCCAACCATATCTATCACGTAATGCAGCTAAAGCGTTTTGCTCGTCTGACTCTTTAGATATAAGGTCAGACACAGCTCCTACAGCAGCACCTCTAATTAGATTACCTTTTGATAGTGCGACTAAACCAGCAGGCACTGATACTATACCAGTAGCTGCGGCTGCCTTGGCTGCTACAACTGTACCGGCTGCTAATGTACCAAAGTGTACCAAACCTCTAAGCTGTTTGCCCCACCATGTTTTTGTTTCTATTGGGTTATCATACCCGTTGAACGGTGTCCAGTCTGGTCTATATGTACCAGTCTCTTCCCGTTGTCTTTGCATTTCTCCAGATAACGCATCTACTGTGCGTTCTGGGAAAGTAGCGAGCGATGATGCAGTATCTTGAAGACCCCCAGACAATATAGATTGTCCCTCTTTTATGAGTGCCTTAGCACCCCAGTTTTCAGCATTTCTAGGATCGTCTTGTACTTCTTTACTAACCTGTTCTTGCTGCTGTAACTGTGACTGAGATTCTCGCTGTCTTTCTCTTGCTCGCTCATACTCTTCGGCAGCAGTTTGGGCTGCATTTGCAACGTAGTTTACCTCGTCTAAATCAACCTGTAGCTTTGCGTTCGAGTAATTTGAGTCTGTCATCTACCCTCTCTTGATTTTTTAACTGCTGGAACTTGTTTTAGTTCCTCTATAGTTGTTGGTTCTTTTTGCCCAAGGCCGTAGCCAAAGGTTTGCTCTTTATTTTCTTTTTGTTTTGTACGTGATTGACGTAATTTTTCTCTGTTTCTTTGATAGTTATTTATCTCAGTTTGAAGACCTAAAACTACACCTTCTGTGAGGTTTTGAAACTGATTCATAGGTATATTACGAAGCTGTGGAAATACATCTAATATAGCATCTCGTTCGTCTAGGTCTAATTCAACCAGTCTATCCCAACTACCTTCTTTTTCATCACCTTGAAATACAGTAGCTTCACCACCTTTCTTGGCTTGTATGATAGCACCTCTAATACTATTAGTACGATTAGCACGTTGTCTTACAAGTTCTAGCACTAAGAAACTTTGGGTTTCTTCGTTAAATTCTCTATTTTTAAAACTTGGTGGTAAAAATCTTACAGCATCTTTTAGCTCTTGTGCCTTTAGTCCATACACTCCAAAGTTGCTAGCACCTCTATCAGCAAAAACAAGTAACTCACCAACAGTAAGTTTATCAGCACCTCGCTTTTTAGGGCCAATCGCTGAGTCAAATGATCCTACATCATTACCTGTTTTAAATCCTTGTAGTATTTCTTTACCTTTTTCTGGATCTAATAGTTTACCATATGTCTTAGTAAGATGTGGTTTAACTTCGAGTTCATTCAACTCTTTCTTTGTAAGACCAAACTGCGGGTCAACAAGAACACCATCTTTAGTTTCAAAACGTTGAGCTATATCGTTTTGCCCATCATAACCACCCATAGCTCTAAATCTATCGTCCGCATATTGTTGAGGAGATAGACTTGTACCTTTAGTTACACCATAAAAATATGCCGGAAAAGCCTCACCATATAGGTAGTGCCTTTTAAGTTCACTTAATGCCTGTTTCTCGTGTAAAGATACAAACTCACCTTGATTAGATACTTTGTTTATATCACTTCTTATATATTCTCTGTCAGTATTTATATCTGCTGATGTAACATCTTTACCTAATCTTTCTTCTACTGAGGAGTTTGTATACTTACCAGCTATTAGATTGTTTCTGACATCATCAAAATATAATTCTTGAGCTTTTTGTAATTCAATACCATTATCTGTTTGTGTTTTTACCAGTGCTTTGAAGTCACCGTAAGCTCTTTGTATTTGAATCTTTTGATCTCTACTAAGCTCATTAGCCTTTACATTAAATGCACCCTGTAATCTTGCAAGATAATCAATATCAAGATCTCGATTACCAGCGTTAGGGTACTCACCACCGTTAGTTATACCTTTAGCACCAATTTGTAAAGTTCTAACATCAACGTTTGGAAATCTTCTTTCTAGTTCTTCGTATTTTTGCTGTAGCACTCCTGTAGGTATTTGTCCATTAAATTGACGATTAAGATCATCTAACTCATTCTGTGCTGTCGCTTTATTAGCTCTAATATTTCTATCAGTTTGAAAAGCTAACTCTGTTTCTACCTTCTGTATCAGTGAAGCATTACCATTTTTACCACCAAATGGGCCTTCAGCATACTTATATAGTTTACCACCATTTCCATCATGCTTATGTAACGCATCGTTATATAAATAATTTAGATGTGATAGAGTAAGTTGTGGTTGATCTGACCTAACATCAGCAGCAACTCTTGCAAAAAGATAATCAGTAGCTTCTTTAGTTGTATCAAAATTCATAGTGTTTTTGATAGTATCTACCAAAGTTACTACGTCAACTGACGTGTTAGTGTTAGCATCATATGGCTGTAAGGTATCGACAATAATCTTGTCAAGCTTCTTTTCTCTATTTGCTTTAAAGTTTCTGTTAGCTTCTGATTTCCAAGTTTGTATATTATTCTCTCTTCTTTGTTTTATATCAGGATATATTTTTTCATAGAACAACCTTCTAAACTGTCTACTATTAGTATCTACACCAAGCTTTTCAGCCTGCATAAGCATACCAGTAATCATTAACTCGTCAGCAGCACCATGTAACTTAGTAAAAGTTTCTATATCAGTTATATCTTTACCGCCGTTTTCGTTAATAAATTGCTGTCTAGCACCGTAGTAATTTTCGTTTAGCCTTCTTAGTAGTTCTCTTGTAGTTATATCTTCTGGTAACTGTACATTTCTAGTTCTTAGAAAGTTGATAGATTCTTCTGTATTTTCTCTTAGAAGTTCGTTATCAAACTTAGCGTTCTCTAAATTAAACTTACCCTCCGCAGTTCTAATCTGATCGAGAGCGTTGTTATCTAGAAACGCCATAGCTTCGTTTATTTTATCCTGTGTCTCTCTTCTTTTTTCGAGAGCTTTCATAGCTTGGCTGGCTGATTGAGAAAACTCTGTTAGAGCTGCGAGATTTCTCATAGGAGCCTCTGCAATATTCTTCTGTATCTCAGCCATATCTTGATAGAACTGTCTAGTATCCTCTATGTTTCTATCTATCTGGTCATTGACTGCTTTAGTTAGATCAGCCTCTGTAGACTCGTAGTTGTCTATACCGTAGCCGGGTATCTTATCCCGTTCTCTACCTACTATGGTTCCGAATGATGATGTCATACTAACTCCATGTTAACGTCAATTTTGCTATAGTCTACAGTTAAGTATCCATCACGTATACCTACAGCTAAAGGATTCTTTTTGACAACATCTTGAGCCATAGCTCCACGCCATCTATCTGTAAATCCTATATAATTAAATTCATATATCTTGTGACCATTAGGTGATACACCAACTTCTTCTATGTTTTCTTTTAGTTTTATGTCTGAAGCTGAAGCAAATACTCCTGTTGGAATACCTGTAGACATGCTTGTAAATTGTGATAAAGGGTTTCCTAATGGGCCAACGAGTTGAGCACCACCAAGATTTTGTAAGAAAGGAAGACCAGACACAGTAGAAACTATACCGGCTACCTGACTAGCAATCTGTAAAGCACCACCTAGTCTGTTTGTAGGTGATAACATTACAGGTGCACCATATGCAGCTGGTATACCTAGAGCTTCTCTTCCTCTAGCTTGTGCAGCTTGGAACTTACGTTTAGCACCTTCTTGAGCATACGCCAAGTTACGGCCCAGTACATTATCTAAGACTGATTCAACTTCTGATTGAGCTGCTAGATAACCTTGATAGGTAGAAGTACCAAATCGTCTAGATCTACCACCTTCGTTAACTGTACCTTTTTGTCTAAAGTACGCCATGGCAGCACGTTCGTTTTGTTTTCTACCTTTACCTATAGCAGCAAGTGCACCAGCATAAGCATCGGATTGATCTCGTGATAGACCGATGACATTTCTATTTTGTGTTCTAGCAAGTTGTGTTTCTTTATTATAAAACTTGAGAGCTTCTTGAGCAAAGACTGCATCTTTCTCTCTGGCTCTTTGTCGTTGTTGGGCTCTTAGGCCCGCATTAGCGTCTACGCACACGGCAAAATTCAATAAATGTTAGATTGTTCGGCCCATGTTTTAACTTACGTAAAAACTTAAAGCCTAGAAACTTGAGCAGTTTTAAATGTGCCTTGTTTCTACTGTCAACTATATTCCAGAGGAGGGG